TGATAAGCAGGGTAATCTTGCTGTCTACAAGTTGCCATCTGGCGATATGGGTGGAAACTACGAAGTAGCTGGAATCAATGACCGATACCATCCAGAAGCATTCAAAGCCATCTCATCGCTCCCAGCGCAAGAAAGAGCGAAGGCAGCGGCAGAATACATCCAAGGATATACCGCGCCACTCGTTGAAAAACTCCCACAACCACTCCAGCCGTTCACGCAGGATCTCGCTTTTAATCGAGGGCTGGGCGGTGCAACGAAGTACATCCAGCAAGGACTAAACGCGCTGGGGCAGAAGGTGGCTGTAGATGGCGGGTTTGGTCCTAAGACATTAGCCGCGATCAATCAAGTTGAGCCAAGGGCGTTGATGCGTGCGGCCAGCGATGCTCAATTGCAGGATGAGTACAATATGGCTGAACGCAACCCAGCCAGAAAGAAATTCATCCCTGGCCTAGAGGCTAGGATTAGGAATAGATTGTCAACCTTTGGACAAGGCTAACTACTCTGTATCAGAATCGTAAATATAGGTAGATCCAGCAGTTCCAGAATAGTAATTTCCAACCTGCACCTTTGTTCCTTTATTGCCGTAGTGAAGGAATCCGCTTTTGGTTACAATTTCTCCATTACCATAGGAAACATCTCCGCATGAAGAATAGCAACCCTTGGGAGTAAGAGTTAATATGCCAACTTTAACGAGCAGACCATTCGAGGTTATTGCGAGTCCCTTACCCCCGCTGAATACAGCGTTTCCAGAGTTGTATACTCCGCCAGAAAATTCATCCAACTCATCTTCCGCCATCACCGATGCCATCAGCATCGCCATTAGTGCTACAGTTGTTATTGTTTTCATAGGAAAAAGTCTCTAGCACAAACCCAAAGCCGTCAAGGATGAAATTAACTTCCCGCCAAATAGGTGCAGTTGGGGTGGCTCGCGTTACTGGCGCGCTACTACGTTGCGGATATTCGGTGCTGTTACCTTACGAAGACTTTTCTGGTTACGATGTGGTAGCTGAAAAAGATAATAAGTTTTTCCGCATCCAAGTTAAGACCGCGCAGAATGTTGAGCCTGGGCGCACTCGGTATCGGTTCTCCACAAGCACTGGCAATGGATATAACCTGCCCAAGCGTGCAATCAGCGGGGTGGATTATGTAGCTATGTGGGCTATGGCCGATGATCTATTTTGGTTGCTGCCTATCTCCAAATGCAAATCAGTCACTTTCACGACTTGCCCATCGACAGGGCAGAGTTGGCGGGTATTCCAGAATCTATGAAGGACAAGGAGGCGTGGGATAAGTTTGAGGATGGGTTGCAAAATGCAAAGTCGTTTGATGAAGCAGTTGCGTGGGTTAAGGCAAACCAAGAGATTGTTGAGAAGCTGACCATAAGAGCAATGATTAACAAATTTAATAGGGATATTAGCCACGCTAATAAAACTTGGCGTAATTAAATATACGCTCGACCTTGCGGTGGGTGGTTGGCTAGACACAACCCATGGGCAAAATCAACAGCAGGGCTAAAGGCGCAGCGGGCGAGAGAGAGTTAGCAAATTATTTGCGCGAACAGGGCTGGCAGAAGGCAAGGCGCACCCAGCAGTATGCAGGCAATCCCGAAGGTGGTAGCGGGGATGTGGTATGCGAGAATTTTCCTTTCCACATTGAAGGCAAGCGTTGCCAAGCACTAAAGCCCGAAGAGTGGATGGAACAATCAAAGCGGGATTGCCCAGCGGGTAAGATCCCAGCGGTATTCTTTAGACGCAACGGACGCAAAGAATGGCTTGTTATTTTAAGGGCAGATGATGTTTGCGAATTGGCTCGACAGATTGCGCCAGCCAATGTCAAGATCGAGTATGCCAAGACCGCAACTATCGCCCAAGGCTTTTACGTTAAGTCACCAGCTTTTGAAGACCTTACCCCAACAACAATAAACCCAAATAAATAAAGGAGATACTAAAATGGCACTAACCATAAGTGAATCGCAGAAGATGGAACGCAAACTACCAGAAGCGGGAGCTACTGTAGGCGTTCTCTACAGCCTAGTTGACCTAGGCCACCAAGAGACAAACTTTGACAACCAGAAGAAGTGGACCCCTAAAGTCCGCCTAACTTTTGAGTTGCCAGATCAAACCGATGAGTTTGAGGTTGTCGAGAATGGCAAAACTACCAAGGTCAGCAAGCCTATGGTGGTATCGATTGAGCAGACCCGCAGTCTTGGCGAGAAAGCAAGCCTTCGCAAGCTTCTTGAACAATGGCGCGGACAAACCTTCACCTCCAAGGAACTCCAAGCGTTCAGCTTGAAGAACCTATTGGGCAAGCCAGCCATGCTCACGTTGATCCACAAGACCAGCCAGCAGGGCAGGCAGTATTGCGCCATTGCGGGTGCATCCAAGCTGCCCAAGGGCATGAAAGCACCAGCTACCACCACCAACGATCAGTTGTACTACGAAATCGAGCAGGGTGAGGCTGGGCAGTTTAACGATATGCCCGATTGGTTGCAGGAAAAGATTCGTGCCTCCAAAGAGTTTGCTACCGCTGCGGGCAAGTCCACGGCCACTAAGGTCGAGGTTGACGCAGACGGAAACCAAGTTCCATTCTGATGTACAACAGAAATTGGGTTGATGCATCGGCATTTGCGGACTCAGCAAATCAGGGCTTAACAAAACTAGAGTATGCAGCAATACACATATTTGCTGCGACTATAGCAAACAGAACAAAGCTATTCGATGGAGATAAAGAGAATCGAGAGAAAAATGAAGTTATATATAGAATAGCTGATGATTGCTGGAATCACGCAAGGACTCTTGAAACGATGTTTGAGAGAGAAAAAGGTGAGGATTAAATGGCATTAACAATCACATCAAAAGAGCCTACCAATTCCCGTCTGGTCCAAACGGATCAGGCGGGTCATTGGTACTCAGAAAAAGGCGAGTCTGCTCATGTAATTATTGGCAAGAATGGCAACGAGCGAAACACCACCGTAGCCGATGCTCGCAAGTTGGGGTTGCTGCCTAGCGTTACATCTATTATCGGAATCCTAGACAAACCACAACTGACAAGCTGGAAGATAGAGCAAGCCATTATGTCCTCGCTCACGCTTCCGAAGGAGGCAGATGAAACGCTCGAAACCTACGCTCGAAGAGTGGTTAAGGACTCCAAAGAATCAACAACGAAGGCAGCCGAGCATGGCACGAGAATGCACGAACAAGCCGAGAATATCCTCATGGGACGCGCTGTGTGCAAAGATGAAGACCTCCAGCCCTACATCGAAACCTTCAAGAAGTGGGCGGACGAAAACGTAGAGAAGACCTACTGGTGCGAGAAGGCACTTGTTGGCGCGGGGTATGCTGGAAGATGTGACGCATACGTCAAGTTGCGCGATGTGGGTGACGCTATCGTTGACTTAAAGAATCGGAAGGTTAATCCAAAATATGAGCCTTTCTACGACACGGACTGCGCCCAAATTTTTGCTTACTTGTCGGCCTCCGAAAACCCAAGAGCAGCAGGCGTGTCAATCGTGCTGGCATCAAATGATTCAAGCAAGATTATGACTAAGGTTTGGGATAAAGACGAACTTTACCAAGCTGGCATTGCCTTCTGCGCTATGCAAAAGGTGTGGGCTTGGGTTAAGGGTTACACACCTCCAGGGATGAAGCTATGATCGACCCACAAGACGTACTTTGGCTAGAGGAATTGCTAGACCAAGTTTATCGGAGACTTGCCAAATGACTGCGCCGAGCATAGCCGAGATGGGGGATGCTGCTGGTGAGATAATCTGGCGGGTGATGGGGAAAGGTTCGGATAAATCCGCATACGGAGATTGGTTGGAGAAGGATAGGCCGACTCACGATTACCATATCGCCAGAGCCGTGCGTCACTTGGCCACAGCGCAGATGCAACTGCACAAGTCCACGCCTTGCCCTGATAATAACGGCGAGACGAGTGTTGACCACCTTGAGCGTGCGCTGGTAAGAACATTGTTTGTGTTGGCTCAAATAAAGAAAGAGGTACCAAGATTATGATGTGGATTAAAAAAGAGTTTGATGATAATGGCAAGCCAGAGTGGGCGGTTTACATAGATGAAACTGGCGAGGGCAGAGAAGAAGACTGGTCGCACTACGATACATTCGAGACTAGGGATGAGGCGATCAAGGGATGCAGGAGTGTCACTTGGGAAGACTATGATTGCAGGGATAAATGAAGCTGGCGTTGTCATGGATCTGCTATCACATAGGAAACATAATCAGCCTAACCCTGATGCGCTTGGGGTTGGGTTATCCAACCTATACCCGCCTTATGGTTTGGTCTTCAGCATTAGATAAAGATGGAGTCATCTGGAAGGACGTAAAATGAAACAAGCAATGGTGACGCAATCGTTTGGTGAGGACTGGCAGAAGATTCTGGATCTGACTAGGCCACGCATGGAGGCGTACTGCAATCGTCATAACTGCGACTTCATTCTAATCGACAAACCCCTAACTCACCCGATGCAGTATTCCAAATCTGCCATTGGGAATATTATGGCTACTAAGGGCTATGACCAAGTGACATTCGTTGACGCTGATGTTTTGATTACAGCCGATTGCCCCAAGCTGTCAGAGGACGCTGGGGTATTCTGCGCGTTTGACGAGGGAGCATACTTAGACCGCAAGCCAGAGATGGTGAAGCTGGCTGGAGCTTTTGGGGGGATGATCGAGCCTAAGTTCTACGTCAATACTGGCGTGTTCGTAGTTCACACTAAGGCCGTGGGTATCTTGTCCATGCCCCCAATCGGCCTGCACCCTAACCACTTTGCCGAGCAGACTTGGCTCAACGTGATGGCGCACTTGTGGGAAATTCCCCTAACCGATCTTGACCCATCCTTTAATTGTATGACCAGCGTTGAGTCCCACTTTGGGTTAGACCGCTACAAGGATGCAATGATTATTCATTACGCTGGGCAGTCGAATGACTTAGTTAAGTTAGCTAACCAAATTAAAGAAGACGAAGCGAAGCTGGTGGAGCTTGGTAGGTGAGGTCCACGCAGTTGTGCCGAGGTGACTACGATGACAGGTTGCAACAATTGGCTGGGGAGGTTGCGCTGCAAGCCATTCGTGACCTACGGATGCTGCGCAAGCGAGGGATGGTTAAGGGCATGAAGATTGTTAAGGATCACACAGGCGTGCCACTCAACGATGCACTGGAGTATAAAAGTTCCTATGAGGTACAGAAGCTACTGCGAGACTTTAAGAATGGGACGGTTAGCTGGTGGTGCAGAGCCAGTGGAGTAAGGATCGACAATCGGACGTTACTACGCAAACTACAGGAGAATGACTATGCTTTGCCTACTTGACCTAAAAGACATCGTATGGGTAATTGGTTGGTTTATCCTTTACAGTTGGTTAATCCTTTCGGCAATCTACTGCGCTGGGTACATCATCTTAAAACTGATTGATTTTATAAAGGAGGAGTTTGAATTATGAGTAAGAAAAAAATTGGTAAAATTATATTGTTGGAAGTGAAAGAAACCCAGGGCATCACAATGAAGCTGGATGTCGATGATGATGTTTACCACGCTATGGTCAAAGCTGGCCGTAAACACGTTGTTGATGATGACCAAGAATGTTTTCGTTACGCCATGACTAAGGCATTGTTGGAGTTAGAGGATCGATTGAAATGAGCGAGTTTAAGCAGAAGGTTTTAACCGCAGCCGTAGACCGCTATGTGTTGACACCCACGCAGTGCATGATGCTGCGCCAAGATGCAGAGGTGATCGGGATGAAGCGTGCAACTGTGATGAAGAAGGATGGCACGACTAGGAGATCGTTTGCGCGTAGCTGTTCGTCATGCTGGGTTCCGATGGCTGCGCACTACAAGTGGCTTTACTCAATCGTAAACGAATTGACTATGGCCGTAAACGCCGAGCATTACCGCTTCGATATTACGGGTGTGCAGCAGTTGCAGATACTAAAGTACAATCCACTCCAGCAGTTTTGGTGGCACTACGATACGTTTACTGGATCGGACAGGAAAATGACGATGGTGGTCAATCTGTCCGATCCTTCCGAGTACTTGGGCGGCGGATTGCAAGTTAAGGCTGACATCGAGAACGCTAGGTTTATTCGAGATCAAGGGGCGGGTTGCTGGTTCCCGTCCTACGTTGAGCATCGTGCGCGTGCGCCAATATGGGGAACACGCTGGGTGTTGGTGGCTTGGTTGACTGGACCAGCTTGGCGATAATGGCAACGCTCAACGAGAACATCCCTAGCTTCAAGGCTATGGTGAGGAAGTCATTCTTTACCAAGAACGAGGAGGATACAGAGTTCTATAACGTCTATGTCTTCGCCTTGCAGTCTTGCGCTGGGGCAATCCTAACCTTCCACGTTATGACTGACTCTGGGATGGTGCGATCCCGCGTTCCGCTATCGGAAATTTATCTGGATAAACCCACCAACGATATCCCCTTCAACCACAAGCAGCTTTGGGATTGCTTCAGCGAAAACGTGGCCGTAACCGAGTATAGCTTCCTTGCCTACCATCGCGCACAGATCCTACTTAGGGATGCGACTAAGGTGTGGGGTACATACTTGTTCACAGTTGATTGGTACAACAACCCATACTCAGATGAGCCATCTGACTACAAGTGCGGTCATGTGTTCGCGGGTGATGATGGCTACTTACTGTGTATGCCCAACAACCGAATCTTCTGGCGGGATAGTAATTGGGTTACGAAGAAGTTGCCCGATAACCTAAAGCAATTCCGAGTTGATACAGACCTACCCAGCGTGGAGAATCAGAGCGACAAGTGGGTGACTGAGGATACAGATTCGTTTTACTATGATCTTCGCAAGGAGGAGACAGCGTGAAATCAATTTACAAATACGCACGGCTGGAGGTGAATGCACTGGCCGAGATGCTGGACAAGAACGCCTGCCAGCCTGGGCAGTTGCTGGAATCAAACGTGTCACCCCTAGCATGGATTATGAATCAAATGCTCTACGACAAGTTTCACGGTAATGGCTGGGTGTTGAACCTACTCACAGGAGCTTTTGAAAAGGCATGACCATAGGGGCAAGAGACAGACTTAAATGGTCACGCGATATGCTTTTGATCGCACGCGATAAGCTGGCCGTAGAGAGGGATCGCGTTTCTCATGGCCATGCTATTGATTTAATCCAGATCATAACGATGGTCGATGCAGCGGCTTTGATAGCGAAGGAAATATTGGAAGGTGAATGAACATACGAGATCAAATCCTAGAAGACTTTGGCGATGAGGCTGAGACAATCTTATTCGCAGATGGATTCGATGATGCGATCCTGGGGGTGGGTAATACATTCGGTGGTGATCTCTGCGCGATCTACGATATTGACGCAATCATCGAGATTCTTATGAAGCAAGGCATGGATTACGCCGAGGCACTGGAACACTTTGATTTTAACATTGCAGGATCTTATGTAGGTAAGCAGACTCCGATCTTCATGCACAAAATAGAAAGGCAGGCCAAATGAAACTCTGGACAAATAACACAAACGCAATTCACAAAGTCGATGACAATATGCTATACCCGCGCACTACCTATATGTTGCCCGATGAGTTGACTGGACCTACCTGGGACGATTCAATCCCTTGCCCACACGAGATCAAGCCGTACTACAAGGGCAGGGCTGCTGGTGGGGCAACAGCCGTTTACCGCGCTGGGGCAATTGGTGACGCGATCATCGCTACTGCGTTTGTTAACTACTTGGTGCAGGAGTCTGGTGGGGTTGTGGAGGTGTACGCCCCTGCTCGCAACCTTCCTCTATACGCTGGGCTGGGTGCGAGGCTGTGGCCATTGCCTGCATCGCTGGAGGCATGGAGGTCATTTGATGCTCACTTGCCAACGGATGATTTGTTCAGCGGTCAGGTAGGCAATACCAAGCTAGGCACTGGCGGTGGAAACTGCTACCAGCGGATCTACGAGTGGATGGGTGTGTGGGATGAGAAGAAGATGGCTAAGTATTGCAGGCCAGTTCTACATCTCATCGAGCCAGACCACGAAGAACTAAGGGCGATGGGTAAGTTCCCGTTACCAGACCCATACTTTGCCTATCATGTTTCGTCTAGCGGTCCGACCCGCACCTATCCGCCAACGATGGGGCAGGAGGCGGTGCTGGCATTGCTTGAGGCTTACCCCAAACATCACGCTGTGGTTATTGGGCTGGATAACTCAAACAACTTCAAGGTGGATCATCCCAGAGTGATTGATTTGTTCAACACGACCAAGGCGATTCGTTCTTTGTTCCCTGTGGTAGCTAATGCTGACTTCGTTGTTGCGCCCGATAGTTCAGTCAATCACATGGCGGCGGGGTTGGATACGCCATGTGTGTCGCTTTGGGGTTCCTACGACCCAAAAGATCGTATGAGTTTTTATCCTAAGAACGTGTCGGTATTCAAGCCCGATACCTGTCCGCACGCGCCTTGCCGACCACACGCTGGGTTGCCACAAGCCAAGTGTAAGGATGCGACCAACAAGACTCCCAAGACGCAATACTGGTGCAATGCTCTGCGGAATATAACAGCGCAGGATATTGTGCTTGCATCGCAAAAGGCGATGGAGCTAGAAAGCAAATAACTAACTGGCGTTGTGGTCTGTGGGGAGATCCCACGGCGGGATATTCCTCAGTGTGTTCTCCTCTTGAATCAGAGCCAGTTTGAATTTTATGACAACCGCACAACGACAAGCTGAAGAGATCGTAGGCCAAGTGGATTGGCAGTCCGAGAACCACGGGCTGTGCAAGTGTCCAGGTGAGGCCGCCCATACCAGCCACACTCGCATCAGAGATACAACGGTGTTCGTAGATGGCGCGCCGACTATATTCTGCTGGCATACTTCCTGCACGCCGTATCGTGATGAGGCTAACCGTAAACTGCGAAGAGCTATAGGTGGCGATGTTCTCTACAAGCCAACCAACATTATGTCGGGTGGTACAGCCACGCCCAAGTTAATCATCAAGAAAGACCCGCACGCCGAAGTGTTGGATAGGATCAAGACGATTGCTGAGTCAAACAAGCAGCGTTACCTGACCCACTACAATTGGGACCCAGCGGATATGTACGAGGAAAGTCCAGTTAAGTTGGGAGATCCAGCGCAAGATTATCAGTTGTTCCTCTCTATGTTTAGTGTCGCTGACAATATCTGGATCGGCGATGTCAAGGACAGTGGCAGGCATCCGCAGAACTTTAGGTCAGCTTGGGATTGGAAGAAGTTAGACGAGCCAATCGGGCAGTACACGACTGGCGCGACCTACAAGCCAGACACGGTCAGCCGATCCAATGACACCGTTGAGCATAGGGTGTTCCTCGTTGTCGAGTCTGACGTACTCACTAAGCCACAGATGGGCGCGGTGTTCCAACTGATGCGCGATTTGTTTAAGTTGAGATTGCGCGCCGTTGTAGATACTGGTGGGAAGAGTTTGCATGGATGGTTTGATATGCCGTCCAACAAGGAATTGATTGACCAGTTGAAAACATTTCTTATTCCGCTTGGATGTGACCCAGCAACATTCAAGCCTAGTCAGCCAGTTCGGATACCTGGGGCAAAAAGAAACGACAAGATGCAGAGCCTGTTATGGTTCTACAAAGGAGGAAAGATGAATGAACTGCCGATGATAGAACCAGCCGTAGCACTTGGTATTAAGCCGAAGACGGACGAGTGGCCGCCGATCAAATCTTATGCACAACTTGTTAAGGAAGACCTGCCAGCACCAGAGACACTAATTGATGGAATGTTGCATAGAGGCGGGAAGATGTTGCTGGGTGGAGGAAGCAAGGCGTTTAAGAGTTGGAGTCTAATTGACCTAGCCTTATCACTACACGCTGGCGTGCCTTGGTGGGGGCAACAGTGCAAGATGTCGCGGGTGTTGTTCATTAACTTCGAGATCCAAGAGTGGTCGTTCCGTAATCGTTTAGCCGATGTTATCAAAGCCAAGGGACTAGAGGATAAGGCCGATGACTTTGATGTATGGACGCTCCGAGGCCACGCTGCCGACTTGACTCTCATCCGACCCATGATCGAGAAACAGATCGAGGGCAAGGGCTACCAAGCTATCATCCTAGATCCAAACTATATGCTGATGGGTGAGAGGGATGAGAACAGCGCGGGGGATATGTCAAGCCTAATGAACGAGTTTGAATACCTAGCCACACGCCACAATCTGTCGATCATCCTCTCACATCACTTCAGCAAGGGTAACAAGTCGGGTGCAGAGTCGATTGACCGCTTCAGTGGTTCGGGCGTGTTCGCCCGTAATCCAGATACGTTGGTCGTTCTGACTGCCCACGAGGAGGATGAGAAGACTTACACTTGTGACATCACGCTGCGTAACTTCCCGCCAGTAGATAGCTTTGTCGTTCAATGGCATTATCCGCTGTTCCAAGCCAACTTTGCACTCAATCCAGATAAGCTAAAGAAGCCAGGCGCACACAAGGCGGTTGACGATAAAAGGTTCTTAACTGAGATGGGTTCAAAGCAGTGGCAAGCGGGTGATTTATGCCGCCATATCATTGAAAAGTTGGAAGTATCGGAAAGTACGTTTTATAGGTATCTAAAACGCCTTCATAAAGCTAACAAGATATTGTCTGACAGCGGCTTGTATATTGCCAATCAGACCGCTTTCTAATCCACTTTCAACCCACTATCATTTATAGAGCAGTCAGACTCCTTATATATATAAGGAATAATTCGCGAAGGAAAAGTAGGAACAGGACTCCTTAGTCCGTCCTGTCCCTACTACGCTACGCTATTTCCGTAGCGTTCTCCTAAATGAACAAACAAGGCTGGCAGGGCTGGGCTGGGCTGGCTCGCACACGCTCACACCTGCTGAACAACGGAGTTGGTGATCAGGTGGTGGGTGTGGTACAATCGTGAAATGAACAAATCTAAACCAGGTCTATACGCCAACATCAACGCCAGACGCAAGGCTGGCACTAGCCGTCCTAAATCCAAAAGCACCATCAGCCCCCGCACTTGGCGGATGATGAAGGCTAAGAAGGGCGGTTTTGCAGAGTGATCGGGAGCAACTGAAGGCAAGCCATAGGTTTATTGGCCTACTTCAGCGAGAGAATGCTCAGCTACACGGTGTACTGAGGCTATTGGGGCAACTTGTAGACGATATGAATGCGAATTGCTCCTATGAGGTCTTCGAGGCACAGTGGAATGGGCTGACGGAGCAAGTAAAGAGGCTGTCAGGTTTCTTCGAGAGCCACCAGAAGGCACTACAATCGCTTCAGGACTCGATTCCCGATGATTTTGACACCGATGAGGTAGATGACCAATGAGTACACAAGATTTACCATGTAACAGCCCAAGGCGCACCCCTGGAGGACCAAAGAAGTTTGTAGTCAGGGCTTGCAAGGGTGGTGAGAGCAAGACCATCCGCTATGGCGATCCCAAGATGACGATCAAGAAGAGCAACCCAGCAAGGCGCAAGAGCTTCAGGGCTAGGCACGGGTGTGACAGCAACCCTCCCGCCAAAACCTCCGCCCGCTACTGGAGTTGCCGCAATTGGAGCTAAGTATGCCCAAAAAAACACGTCACAATGCCACGCAATCGCGCAAGGATGCACCCAGAAAGCGTCTTGAAGCACGATCTGATGCCCCAGACCTTCCAGTGGTCAAATTCAAGGCTGAACCGCTAGATAACAAAGCCTGTTGTTGCCGAATCGGACGCTAGACTGCCGTTTGTAGCACCCTTATAGGGCTATTCTACACACCCCTTATAGGGCTAACGCTCCCGCGAAAGGCTACGCTACCGTTTAGATGCCTGCGCTGCCGTTTGACGCTCCCGCCGAAACTTATCCCAACGCTCCCGCTGCACCTTACCCACCTTGGCCAAGCTCTCAGCCCTTGGCTTTCTTAATCTCATTCGCTGATGCCGTCTTTTAGGCAAACTTTTCTCATTCTCTTGAGTAGAATTGAATTTGACACTCTGCACATTGTGCGACTTATCGGTTCGGGGTGCTTCCACAATCGGTTGAACATCAATATACTTGCTACGATTTTCCAGCTCTGCCGTTTTATTGTCTGATGTAATTTGCTTCCTCCCCCTTATCCCTGCCAGCAATTGCGCCAAGTTGCCCGATATTCCATGCGTAACATCTTGCGTAACATTCAGCCGCGCACTGGGTTGCGCCCAATTGTAGCCACGCTCCAAAATCCATGCTTTCGCTTGCCATGACTTTTCTCCCGCAAGCTGAACATCCCGCAATAGAGACAGTTCGTGCTTTTTGCGAGCCGTCTCCACTCGCTTGCCGAAATCGGGCTTACGCTGCGCCCAGGTGCGAATGGTGGAAGGATTCACGCCAACAAGCGCGCCGGCTTTCTCTAAAGTAAAGCCACTCCCGCACGCTGCCACTATCTCATCGGCAATCTTATCGGAAAATATCTCGCGCCCATTCTTTGCCTTTTCTATTGCGCCTGGAGGTGCGCCGGATTCTTCCATGTCTCATCTTACCATAAAATATCTGAAAATAAAGTTTGACTAATACAATCGGCTGGTATAGGTTGCTACTTGTCGAGGGAGAATCCTATCGGATTGCCCAAGGCATAAAAGAAAAAGGAGAACACACTATGACAACAGCAACGATAGAAAACGACACAAGGAAGGAAAATGCAGAAGCACGGAAAGCAATTCGTGAGGCTGCAAAACATCAGAAAAGAGTTGAGGAAGTAAAGGCACAGCCAGAGTTAAAATCCCTCACCATCACAATCGAGTGGAGGAAAAGCAGAACGTGGGGGATGAATCCTTACGCTACTGGTGAGGCCATAACTAAGGACGGGTTAAGATTGGTTGGAGCAGCAAAGGCCAGCGGTTGCGGATATTGCAAACGCTCTACCGTCATCGCTGACTTATTCAACCAATTCCTACGGCATAAGCTATATGACCAAAAGGTCATTTCTGGTTTATGCAAAAGCAAGCCTTACGGGATAAGGTTGCGTGAGGTTGGTAAAAATTGGCTCTCTTACTTTGAGGGTGGTATTGGCGAAGGCTGCTATCGTCAAATATCGGAAGCAATCGGCGGGACTTGGGAATGCGTAGCACACACCGACAGCGTGGAGGTTTACCAGTACAAGGAGATCAAAAAATGACAAATCACTCCTACGCCGTTTATAATTCAGTTGGCCAATTCTTCGCACGATTCACTTCCTACGCTCGCGCGGTCCGGTGGGCAATTCGAGAAGGCATGGAATGGACCGCAGTAATCAGAAAGGAGGTTCAATCATGAATTCACCACAAGTTTACGCCTTGGGGCTGCTCCACGGCGGGCTGCTGCTCGCCTTTGTGTGGATGGTGTGGCCTAAGAATAAACGGAAATAGTTTTCCCTCGTCTCTCCTCGTTACTGAGGGGAGGAGAGGTCAAACTCGATAGAGATGACCTAAATAAACGGCAGCGCAGTCTTAATTGATTGCGCGAATGAAAGAAAGAAAGAGGAATTGAAAATGAGTAAAGATGAAGTGAATAAAAAATATCGTGGGAAGTATGTCGAGATTGCAAGGTCATATGATTATATTAAAAAATGTTATCAATATATCGTGTTAAAATCATATGGAGAAATACGAGAGAATACGACTCTTGGCGAGGATGTTGGAACGTCTATGGAATATTGCAGATAGAAAGTTTTGCCAAGGGTTCAAACCCCAACGGCTTTTCGCGCTTGCTAATAAACGGCAGCGCAGGCATTCCGTCTTTACAAACGGAAGCATAGCACCCTATAAGGACAACATAAAAATATGACTGAAGATGAAATTATCAAAGCCTACCTTTCGCGCCTGGGTAAGAAAGGCGGGAGCGTCAAAGGATCTTGCAAAGCACGCAAGTTATCGCGGGAGCATTATGCCAGGGTTGGCAAGGTGCAGCGGGAGCGTTGGGATAAGTTCCGGCGGGAGCGTCAAACGGAAGCGCAGGCATCCAAACGGTAGCGTAGCCTTTTGCGGGAGCGATAGCCCTATAAGGGGCGTGTAGAATAGCCCTATAAGGGCTATATAAACGGCAGTCTAGCGACCGATACGGCAGCAACAGGCTTTGTTTCCTAGCTCCTCAACCTTAAATTTGACCACTGGAAGGTCTGGGGCATCAGATCGTGCTGCAAGACGCTTTCTAGGGGCATCCTTGCGCGATTGCGGGGCATTGTGGCGTGTCTTTTTGGGCATACTTGTCACCAGTTGCGGCAGGACCAGTAGCGGGCGGAGGTTTTAGCGGGAGGGCGAC